ATTCTATCGTATCATTGATATGCAGAATGGTGAAGAGACTGTACTAAGTGAAGCTGAATACGAAGAGTTCATAGAAAATAACAGAGAGCAAATAGAAGCAAGTCAATATGAAGTAATACCAATACAGCAAACACGTGTCAAGGTTTGTGCTAGTATTGGTCAAATAGTACTATATGAAACAATTCTTAACACAGACCATTACCCAATCGTACCTTTGCCAAACATATTTACAGAAACACCGTATCCAAAGTCAGATGTATCCCGTGCTAGACCAATGCAACGTCTTCTTAATAAACTTTGGTCACTTGCTGTTTCCCATGCTCAAGCGTCTGGTGGACTCAAACTATTAGTTCCACTCGGTAGTGTTGAGGATATTGGCCAGTTAGAGAGAGACTGGGCTAATCCTAATGCAGTAATAGAAGTTGACTCTACGCAAGGCGAGCCACACTTTCCTGCTCCCCAACCATTAGCCTCTGAGTTTTACAGATTGATACAGCAGTGTGAGTTTTATATAGACTTTACGTTTGGACTACCGGAGATGATGCACGGATTTTCTGATAAAGCACCTGAGACCGTTGCCGGTACAGAGCGTATGATTGCACTTGGAACAGAAAGACCCAAGTCAAAACTTAGAGATATTGAGTTTAGTATTAATCGCCTTGGTCAGGTGTTGTACAATTTGTCCAAAGGACATTATACATACAAAAAGATTTTTAGATTAATTAGTGCGAATAACGACATAACAGAGGCAACAGTTAATATGTACGATGATAATGTTGGAACTATTCTTGACATTAAGAAAGAAAGACATAACTTAGCCCAGCATGATATTCGCATTGAACCCGGTTCTACATTGCCAACAAATAAATGGGCCGAACTTGGTGTCTATATGGAAGCGTTCCGTATGGGTATCGTAGACAAGCAAGAAGTGCTTAAAAAGAATCCAGAAATATTTGACAAGGAAGGTATTATGCGCCGTACTGAAGAAAGAGCATTGATGCAAAGACAGATACAGGCAATGGAAGAACAGATAAAGAATTTGGAGGGTGACCTCCAGACTGCCCAAAGGGAGTCTGTTAGCGATAGAAAACGTGTCGAGGTTGAGAAATTTAAATCTCGACTACAAGATATCGCTTCAGACGCCAAAGCTGATAGGAGAGTTCAATTAAACAATCTACAAACAAAGGTGAAGCTCGAAGCGGAGAAATTAGCAAATGTTAGAAAAGACGCTAGTTCTGCTCCAGAAGCATAGAGACATCTATTAAGGAGATACAATGGACAATACACAGACAGAGGCCATGCAAACCGCTGATGGTTTAGCAAATCAAGGTAACGACATCATAGCAGAAGTAAGAGAAGAGACCAACGCCGCTTACGATACTGAAGCAAATGTTGCAGAAGCACAACCACAAGTTGACGCAGTTGACGAAGTGGATTATTCTGCTCCAGAGCAAAGTGTTGAAAGCGAAACGGTTCCTCTAAATGAATGGGAATTAGAAGCAAAGAAATTTCAGTCAATGTACGATAAATCGCAAGCTGAAAACGATAAGCTTCGTAGACTAGAGCCACTTGGTGAGCTTTTAGAAAACAGACCTGATTTAGTGAACGTCTTACAAGAAAATATGAATCGGCCAGCAGAACCTCAGCAAAACAATCAACCCGGTTTAAAAGCGGAAGATTTTAACCCTTGGGATGCGTATTATAATCCAGAGTCACCATCTTTCAAGTTCAGGCTGAATCAAGAGATGCAGCTTGCCAAAGATGTAGTTGACAATGCGATGGCGCAACAAAAGCAACAAATGCAAGAGGAGATAACATACAACAATACTGTTAATGAGTTACGTAATACCTACAAATTTTCTGACACTGATGTCAAAGAGTTTATGGGCTTTGTTACGCAACCAAAAGAGTCTGTTGGGTTATCAAATCTGGTGAAGCTATTTCGGGACGTTAAGAATAAAGGAAACGGCCCAGAGACTGCTCAAGCTGTACGACAAGCTCAAGAACAGCCAAGAACGGCTGGCGTTCTTCAAGGCGGAGCACCTAGCTCTCCTAAAACTGAAGAAAGTAAAATTTGGGACGGTATCGTAAAAGCGGGAAGTCGAAATAGCGTACTTTAATTAACTAACAAATGGAAGGAATTATATAATGTCAACATATAATAATCCTCATCCGTTGAAGGTTGGAGACCCCGGTGCGGTAATCGATAGTACGATTCCTTCGAGACGACTGTTTAACTTTAGTGATAGAGTAGCAGACCTCGCTCCAGAAGAATCACCATTTTTTGTTTACTTATCCAAGGTAGCCAAAGTCCCAACGGACGACCCACAGTTTAGGTGGCTGAAAGACAGAAACAAGATTGATATGACTGATAGAAGTTTCCAGCTTGCAGCTGCTCACACTGTTCCTGCTGCTGGAAGTACACTTACTTACACGGTAGAAACAGATGGCGAAGCGTCAGTAGACTTCCTGATTAAAGGTATGGTATTTGCTGTTGGTGAAACAAACGCATCAACCAATGAGCCTGAAACAGCTATTGTACGTATTGAAAGCTCTCCAGTAGACACTGGCAGTGCAACAACCTTTACAGGTCGCACAATTTCTGCGGCAACTGGCTCGACAACAGCAGCCGCTGACCAAACGAAGTGTACTGTTATTGGTAGTGCTTTTGAAGAAGGTTCAGGTTCTCCTGACTCATTCTCTCGTGAACTCGACAACGGTATTGGATACACTCAGATATTCAAGACCTCTTGTGAATTAACTAATTCTGCAAGAGCTACCGTTTACAGAGGATACGCAAGTGAGTTCGATAGAATTTGGAATCTTAAATTAAGAGAGCACAAAGTAGATATCGAAAGAGCAATGCTTTTCGGTCAAGGTGGTAGTGTTAATGGTATCGGATATTCAGATGGTATCGTTGGTAGTATTGTGAAAAATTCACAGTCTCAAGTAAAAGACAACGCACAGTTATCTTACACTGAAGACAAAGGATACTTCTCAACTAGAGATGATTCACAGTTTACCTATGACGCATTACTTGCAGACTTAGAAGTTGTATTTGACCCTGCTCGCGGTGGTTCAGGTGCAAAGCTAGCTCTTTGCTCGCTACCAGTTATTACGTTCTTTAACAAGTTGGCAAGTTCTTCAACATTCCTATCTAGTGCATACTCTGCTGCACATCCATTGATGGCGCAGGAAAGAGGAGTATACGGTCACAAGGTAATGAAAGTTGAAACCATTCATGGCGACCTTACTCTTGTAAAAGAACCATTATTCAGAGGCTTTGCTGCTGGATTCATGTGTCTTGTTGACCTTGACCAAGTAGCTTACAGACCTTTAGTTGGTAATGGCGTAAACAGAGACACTCATATTATGACAAACGTACAAAGTGCAGACGAAGACTTACGTAAAGACATGGTTCTTACAGAAGCTGGTCTTGAAGTTTCTCTTCCTGAAGCACACGCTTTGTTTAACTTTGAATCTGCTTACACAGCACCTTAATCTAGGAGGTAATGAATAATGAGAGCTGCAACCAGAGAAAAGAATAGTGGTAAAGGCGGATTTCTACAAAAGGTAGAACCGATTACCGTAGCACGTACATTAGTAGAAGCTGATAGTGGAAAAGTTTTCATGCTCAGTTCTGCTGGTGGTGCGTATGAAATTACACTCCCAACAGCATCAACTGGCGTTGATGGATGTCACTACAAGTTTATTGTAGAAGAAGAGACACCAACTGGCGCTATTACAATCGCTGCTGGTAGTGCAATTATTAGCTTGGTAATGAAAGATGCCGGTGGTAATGCTTCTAACTCTACAATAGGTACTCAGGTATCTAATGTAATTGTTGGTACTTCAGCACAAAAAGGTGATTACATTAATGTTATGTTCACTGGTGGTGAGTACGTAGCAGAAGCTATGTCCGGTATTGATGACGCAATTACTACTTCATAACCTGAAATCATAAGGGTAACAGATTGGATTTCTGTGGGGCTAATCGTACAAAGGGTTAGCCCCGAATATCCAAAGAATTAAAGTTAAAAGAGGAATAATATGGCTGCATATGGCAATGTAAAAGTAAAAGTTTTTATTCATCCCGGTAACCCCGGAGATGAAACTGGCGATGCTGGAACTATGGCTCGCGACATTAAAGACTATGTAGCATCATTGGATTCTACAAATAATGCTATAATTTCTATTACTCACGCAACACTAGCTGGTGATAGAATTATGACGTTAGTTGTCGGTGGTGCTTAGTGAAGTGTCAGCATTGTAAAGCTGATAATAAAGGTGGTTGGTTTTATTGTAGGTCTTGTGGCCTGCGCGCAAGCCAGCCTATGTACACTCCTAATGTTATTGTTAGGGACACAAACTTTGCAACCGCTATTCGTAAAGACCAAATAAATTTTACGGAAACAACGATAGGCGAAGATATTAAATCAAAAGGTGGAGTATTAGATGGCAACATTTAGTGCACAAATACAAGACTTAGTCGGCTCGTTTAGTGATGAAGCTGCTCTAGACCAATTCATAACAGAAGGGGCTAATGAAGTAATTAACGCAATGCCACGCAGAGTTATGGAAAGAGTGGCGGAAGAAACTACTGTAACGGATGGCAGTACAACGTCTGAAGGACATAAAATACTTTATGTTTTAAGAAATGACGGTACGATTGACCAGCCATGTAGACAGGTTCCTGCGTATAAAAGAGGTAGAATACAAGACTCTTCTGATATGGAACACGCTACGACTACAGACCCAGCATATTACATACAAGATGGCAAAATAAATATTTTTCCAAACGGTAATGGGTTGATGGTTTCTGTACCAACTTACAGTCAATCTTCTCCGTTGGATGCTAGTGGTATATCAACGATTACAAACTTTCCAGATGAGTATGAGTACCTAGTGACGTTGTATGGAGCTATAAAAGCATTGAATCAGCTTATGGTTAACATACATGGTAATTCAGATATTACTACTGCCTTAACTGCTATTAATACAGAAATAGATGAAACACTTACCATAGCTGATAGCGCTGCCACAGAAATAGCCTCAGCCAATGCAGAAGTTGACAAAGCTACAGCTGAAATTGCACTTGCAAACGAACAAGTAGATTTGATGAACGCGGAAGTTGATTTGTCAAATGCAGAGTTAGATGAAGCATTGGTGTTAGTTGATTCAGATATAGATACAGCAACAGCAGCTATAAATACCGCTGTAGATAGAGTAAACGCAGCTGTTGCTCTGGCCAATACACAGTTTGATAGTGCTGTAACAGCTAATACCGCAGAGGATGTTGAGTTGGCCTCTTCTCACGTAAATGCAGGTAATGGATTTTTAAGTGAAGCTCAAGGTAGTTTGGGCGAGGCGCAAGGGTACGCTAACGAGGTTTCAGCTAGAGTCAATCAAGTACAAGCTCAAATTTCTGTAGCCCAAGGATTCTTAGGAACATCAAGTGGCTATGGAGGAGTTGCTCAGGGATACTTAGGAACTGCTTCTGGTTTCGTCAATACCGCTCAGGGATATGTAGCGACAGCTAATGCTTTTTTGTCGCAAATACAATCTAAATTAAATATAGCACAAGCTTATGGGAATGAGGTTCAAACAAGATTAAATGTAGATTCTACAGAATATAATTGGTATCAATCACAACAAGCAAAACTACAAGCAGACTACGACAGAGGTTTGCAGATATTGAGTGGTAACTAATGGCTAAAACTTTAGTGACATTAAACACTTCTCCATCATGGACGCTAACAACGCTGAACACATCTCCATCGTGGTCTTCTGTAACGCTAAACACATCGCCTTCTTGGACATCAGTGGCATTAAATACATCACCATCTTGGAATGGGGTTGTGCTAGATACATCTACAGATTGGATGCTACCGGGTAGCTGGAAAAGCGTAACAATTAATTGGGAAAATGAAACCCGAACATACAAACAGGTT